CGTCATAATAAATAACCACGTAAGCAGTAAGGTAATAACACCTAAAAAATTTTTTATAATAAAAATTGCATTCACCCCCCAGTACCCGTCATAATAAATCCAAGCTGTTATGCTTAGGGTCCCATCCCCACGAGGGGGGTATATTAACGCACTTGACCACCGCGCTTATGGAAGAACAATTTAGTATCGAACCTGCGATAGACGATCCCAGTGAATACAGTGCTATGCTTGCTTGTGCAAGAGAGTGCTTCACGCTTAATGCTACGTTCCTAGAGAGAATGGGCTTTGACTTGCCTGTGCCTACGGCAGAAGATAAGAAAGAAGCTATGCAAATCTACCATGCGGCTCCCTCAGCGCCCGACAAACCAAGCACGTTGGGTACAGCAATTGTGCTTGAGAAGATGCTTGCAAAGCATGATTATGTCCTTGCTGACCCCAGCAATAAGATGCGTAACTACGTGGTGTACAAGCTGTTTGAGCATGCCGAGCATGAAGACCCGAAGATAAGCCTAAAAGCGCTAGAATTCCTTGCAAAAAGCTCAGAAGTGGGGCTATTTTCAGACAAAATTGAGGTTAATATTAACCAGAAAACAACCATTGAGCTGGAATCTGAGCTCACTTCCCTGCTTAGAAACATCTCGGGGCGCACCGATATGAAGACTATTGATGCAGAATTCCGTGCTATTTAGGGCTAATTATGGATGATGAAGCCGTAAAAAAGGCTATGCAACTAGCTACACCAGATGAGAAACGCCGTCTAACCACTATGATTGAGGAGCTTAGACGTAGAGAGTTGCGTGAGCAAGCTCAGAATGACTTTATGTCGTTTGTTAGGTTTATCTGGGGAGACTTCATAGACGGGGCACACCACAAGCGAATGGCTAAGATTTTTGAGTCCGTTGCTTGCGGAGACCGTAAGAGGGTGATTATTAACTTAGCACCACGTCACACCAAATCGGAGTTTGCCTCCTACCTTCTCCCTGCATGGCTACTGGGTAAATACCCCAAGAAAAAGATTATGCAGATTTCAAACACGTCAGAGCTTGCAGAAGGCTTTGGTCGTAAGGTAAGAAACCTTGTTGGGAGTGAGGAATATCGTGAGATATTTCCTGATGTAGAGCTTCGGCAAGACTCGAAAGCAGCGGGGCGGTGGAACACTAATCATGGTGGAGAATATTATGCAACAGGGGTGGGAGGAGCGCTGGCTGGTCGCGGTGCTGATTATGCAATTATTGACGATCCTCATACTGAATCGGAAGCTCTAGCAGCGCAGTCTAATCCGGCTATTTACGATAAGGTATATGAGTGGTACACGTCGGGTCCTCGTCAGCGTTTGCAACCTGGGGGGTCTATTATTCTAGTAATGACTCGTTGGTCCAAAAGAGACCTGACAGGGCAGATTATTAACTCCGCTGCAAAAAACAACAGCACCGATATTTGGGACGTCATTGAGTTTCCCGCTGTTCTGCCTTCAGGCAAATCGCTATGGCCGGAGTATTGGAGCCTAGAAGCACTCGATGCTGTTAAAGCAGAGATCCCAAATGCCAAGTGGCAAGCACAGTACCAACAGAACCCAACGTCCGAAGAAGGGGCGTTAATTAAGCGTGAGTGGTGGCGCGAGTGGGAAAAAGAAGATCCACCCAAGAATATAGATTTTATCCTCATGTCATGGGATACCGCGTTCGAGAAGCACAATAAGGCGGATTACAGTGCTTTAACGGTGTGGGGCGTATTTGAGTATGACGGTGATGATGGTGAAAAAAGACCTAATATTATTGTGCTTGATGCTGTAAAGAAACGTGTAGAATTCCCAGAACTTAAGCAGTGGGCAATTGAGGCTTACAGAGAGTGGAACCCCGACGGGGTGATTATTGAGAAAAGAGCATCAGGTGCTCCACTTATATATGAGCTTCGACGCATGGGCATACCAGTGCAAGAATATACACCCACTAAAGGTAATGATAAAATATCTCGAATAAACAGCATTGCGGACATATTTGCCTCTGGGTATGTATGGGCGCCACAGACACGCTGGGCGGATGAGCTTATTGACGATGTAGCGTCTTTCCCTGCTGGTGAGCATGACGATTTGGTGGATACCGTGAGCCAAGCTATGCTACGCTTTAGGCAAGGCGGGTTTGTCAGAACTTCAAGCGATGAGGAATATGAACAACAAAACTATTCGCGCAGACGTAGACCTTACTATTAAACAACATTGAGGCATTAAATATGGCAATGACGCAACCCATGTCACCGTTTAACTTAGACGACGAAGACCAAGAACCCATTGAAATAGAGATTCAAGACATAGACCCAGAAACTGGTGAAGAATTTAGTATGTCCTATAGTGAGGACACAGATGTTGAAGAAGTGCCTGAGTTTGATGCTAACTTAGCAGAGCATTTGGACGATGACTATCTTTTCTCACTGGCTAATGACCTTGTGCATGACTATGATAATGATAGAAGCTCACGTAAAGACTGGGAAGATACCTATAAAGACGGGTTAGATTTGCTTGGTCTTAAGTATGATGACCGTATGGAGCCGTGGCCTGGAGCTTGTGGTGTTAACCACCCGCTACTACTTGAAGCTGTTGTAAGGTTCCAAGCGGAGATGATTACCGAAACGCTGCCAGCGGCAGGTCCTGTTTCAACAGAGATTTTTGGCAAGCAAACACCAGATAAACAAGCGGCGGCAGAGCGCGTAGCGGCTGATATGAACTATCAGATTATGAAGCGTATGCCTGAGTTTAGAAACGAGCAAGAGCGCACGTTTTGGGCGCAAGCGCTGATTGGGTCAGCATTTAAGAAGGTGTATTTTGATCCAACACTAGGGCGCCAAACCAGTGTGTTTATTCCAGCAGAAGACTTTGTGGTTTCTTATGGTACGTCTGACTTAGCGAGTTGCCCACGCGCGACTTATGTAATGCGTAAAAACCACAACGAGCTACGTAAACTTCAGGTATCTGGGTTCTATAAAGACGTTGATATTGAGAAGCCAGCTAAGCACACTGAGAAAATTCAGGATGCAAAAGACAAAGAAGGCGGTTACTCGGCTATTTATGATGATCGGCATACCCTGCTTGAGATGATGGTAGACCTTGATTTAGAAGGGTTTGAAGACCTTGATGAGGAAGGTGAGCCGACAGAAATTGCACTTCCTTATGTTGTGACTATTGAGAAAAGTTCTATGGAAATCATAGGAATTCGCAGAAACTGGAAGGAAGACGACGAGCTTAAAATCAAAAAACAATACTATGTTCACTACCCTTACGTGCCTGCTGATGGGTTCTATGGGTTTGGTTTAGTACAAATTATTGGTGGTTTTGCTAAAAGTGCGACCTCTATTATCCGTCAGTTGGTTGATGCAGGTACGTTGTCAAATCTTCCAGCAGGTTTTAAAACTCGCGGAATGCGAATCCTAGGCGATGATACCCCAATTTCTCCAGGGGAATTTAAAGATGTTGATATTCCATCAGGTGCGCTAAAAGACAATATTCTGCCTCTACCCTATAAAGAACCATCAGCGGTACTGTATCAACTATTGCAGACTGTGGTAGATGAAGGGCGGAGAATGGGGTCGGTAGCTGACCTTAAAGTAGCTGATATGAACGGGCAAACGCCTGTGGGTACAACGCTCGCTATCTTAGAGCGCACACTTAAAGTGATGTCAGCGGTGCAAAGTCGCGTGTATCACGCACTAGACCAAGAGCTAAAACTCCTTGCTGATATTATTAGAGACTCAGGTGACGAAGGCTATGACATCGTGTTTACCGATGATAAGCCACACACTCGTGAAGAAGACTACGGCAACGTAGAGATTGTGCCAACAAGTAACCCTAACGCCTCTACAATGGCGCAACGAGTCATGCAGTATCAAGCGGCAGTACAGCTAGCACAGCAGTCACCTCAGATATACGACATGGCAAACCTGCACAGTCAGATGCTCAAAGCGTTAGGCATCGAGAATGTAGAGACGCTTATTCCTGCTGGCAAAGAAGTTAAACCGATGGATCCTGTGTCAGAAAACATGAATTTGATGAAGGGAACTAAGGTAAAAGCCTTTATGTACCAAGATCATATGGCTCATATGACCATCCATACAAACCTGTTAAATGACCCAAAAATGGCGCAGGCGTTCCAAAATATGACCAACGGTCAGCAGATTCAAGCGGCTATTCAGGCTCACGTTATGGAGCATGCAGCGTTCCAGTATCGGTCAGAAATGGAGCAAATGATGGGTGTTGAGTTGCCTAAACCAGACGAAGAAATTCCAGAAGAAATGGAAGTTAAACTCAGTAAATTACTTGCTGAAGCGTCTGATATGTTGCTCAAAAAAGACCAAAACGAAGCCCAACAACAGCAAGCTCAGCAGCAAGCACAAGACCCTGTTATTCAAATGCAGCAGAAAGAGCTTGAGCTTAAAGAGATAGAAGTTAAAGGTAAGCTGGATATTGAGCAGAAAAAGATTGATTTACAAGAGCGCGTAGCAGTCCTTAACGCAAGTGCTAAAGGTGACGAACTCGCCGCTAAACACGCTATTAGCTTAATGGGTGCAGAGCAAGCTATGGAGCAGATGCAAATGGCTCAAGCGGTTAAAGAGCAACAACTCGCAATGCAACAAGCGCAAGCTCAGCAGCAAGCTCAGCAACAAGCGCAAGCTCAGCAGCAACTGCCTAGTGGACAACCTCAATGAAGGCATTCAATTTTGATGCT